GCTAATCGCAGAAGCGGCTGGCGCATCACGCAGTGCTTTCTTCTTGTTTACAGAAGCAGTCTTTGCATCAGCATCGTCAGCTTCAAGAGCCTTCATGTACACTACATCCTCTGCGTCAAGCAGCGGTGCGCGAACTTCACGGATTTTATTCTGAAAAATCTTTTTTGCTTCTGTCATGTCCTCAGAGATGACTTTACCGCTCAAAGTCCATGCTCCACGAAAATGACGGTCAGATGGAACGGTAGCTGTTGAAGCATCAATCTGATTACCGTCCTTGTCTACGATATATGTTGTTGCCATGAGGTTTCTCCTATGCGGCTACGGTTTCATCAGTGGCTAACTCTTCACTAATCTTCCAAGCATTGCGCCACTCTCTTGTCGCTGGAAGCTGTTCTTTGCGGCATATTACCATCTTTGGCTTATTACCGCTATCATAGTCTCTCCACACATGCTGTGGGCAATCCTTCATAATTAAATACTCGATTGCTTGCTCTTCGGTCATCGCCTCGACAGGCTCTGTGTTATGTAACAAATAACCCCTAGTATGCTTTACAAAGTCGGGCTGTGCCTCATCCTTGGCTAGTTCCCAATATACCTGCACTGGTGGTAGGATACCGCCCTGTAGCGCACAAGCCATCCAGTTAGGGTCAGGTACAAGGATTTTAGCACACTCATCTATCTTGTCTTCATACACAACACGGTAGTCAGACTGATGAGGCTCAAGGTTTTCCTTTGCCCAGCATAGTCTGTCGAATAGGTGTGTGCCTTGAAACGGTGGTGTCACTGTCATGCTAGGTCTCCATGAATAGAGGCACATGCTTTCGTAGTGTCTGCTCTTCCTTGGGCTGACCGCCAAGTTCCAAGTTGTGCTTGATTAGTTGGTGCGCCTATAATTGAAACAACGTCTGCATTACTACCACCATTATCATCACCAGCGGTGCATATTACATAATTTGCTGTTGCTTGCGCTGTCGTGTAGGTAGCATCAAAAGTTCCAGCACCATCATCTGTAATTGAAGAAATATTGAATGAATCCACATTTGCTGCTGTAGACATATTAATGTGAACCCACGCTTTCGCACTACCCTTAACAACGTACTGCGTATCAAGAGCGCCAGCGGTGCTGTGTTCTAGGGTATCTGCTTTGATTTTACCTAGTGCCATTATGACCACTCCTATGCTACTAAATAACAACTAAATAAACTTCTACTTAAGGCTGTATTCCAATTTGAATAGGCGTTATCCCACCCTACAAAAATTTCATCGTTAGCATTAAGAGACCTAAGGAGTGAACCACCTAGGGTATATTCATCGTAATCATTTTTTGAATATACATTAATTAAATTAGTAGTTGTACCGCCAGATAAGTGATACATTCCACACCATCTGTAGTCTTGACTTGTTCCTTTTTGACTAAATACAGACAAGTGATAAATACCAGCTACTGGCGCACGAAACCTTCCATTTTGTAAACAGTTTCCAATATTTATATGTGTTTCTGTCCAACCTGTTATTTCCATAAAAGTAGCAAAAGTACCTGTTGAGTTTATTGCTTGACTACTTATTCCTCTGACAGCCATCATTGGTTTAGCTGGCTGAAATACACGACCACTAGTATCAATCGTCATAGCCGTATTACCATTAGTCGGGTCTTGGATTTCGGAGACTTTCAAGATGCTTGTCATTGGGCGATCTCCATAAAAGTCAGTGTTGATTTAGATGTTATTTCATTGTTGTAATTGTAAAAAACTTCACCTTGATTTTTGTAAACTGTAGTTTTGTAAGTAACTGCGCTAGTGGTTGCTGGACTGTCAAGGTATGAGAAAGCAGCAGTGTTAGTCCCATAACCTGTGGAACTATACAAATTAAGCCCGTATATGTTTGAACTACCTCTAACTAAATAAAGAATAAAATCATGTGTGTTATTATAAACAATAGCAGAATTATGAAGAATTAAAATTTTACTGCTTGTCGCAGAGGGCGTGATTGACCCTGTTAACCCTGTGTCTACATGAGCATTATTACTGGACATTTGAAGAGTTGTGGTAGATGTAGCTTGCACAATTTGGATAATATGCCCCGGTATAACCACACCGTGGTTGCTGGTCTTCTCAACAATGTCATCCACAAAGAGCTTACTCATTGTGCAATCTCCGTAAGAGTAAGTGAGTAAGAACTGCTATCGTGTACAATTCTTACATTGCCGCCACCAACCGATTTAAAGTAGGGCTGGTATGTCAATGCTGATGTACTTGTTGCTGTGTAGCTCCCGCTAAAAACATTAGGATGCCATCTTGAAGCGGATTGAATGCCTATTTGATAATCTTGCGCTCCCGCCATAACAGCGTAAGAGCCACCAGCGATAAGTTGGTACATCTTAATGTTAATTGTATCACTAACACAATCAACCATGCTTAAAACTAAATCTATTAATATTATATTTCCTGACGCTTTAGGAGTAATAGAAGCTGTAATACCTGATGCTACAAAGCTGGTGCTTGTGCTTTCTATTACTGAGCTATTAGACACATAAGTTCGCACACGCTGCACCGCATGACCCGGAATATGCACACCACTACCGCTGGTAGCTTCAGCAATATTGTCTACATTTATTGTCGAAGCCATCTATGCCTCACAGTATTGTTAAGTTGCCGTTCACCGTAATCGTAGTGGACGAACCTATTGTTAGAGGGCCAATCGCCAAGGCGTTCTTGGTTGACCCTATTGTTGTGTTCTCTGTTACGCTCTGACCGTTTGTGCGGAACACAGCCGTATCAACCGTTGTGTTTGTTGTCTGGAACTGCGGCGCTGTTATCTCCCCAGCAAATGTACCCCCAGAAGCCTTGCTTACTGTATCAGTTACAGTGAATGCGCGATAGGCCCTAATGACTAGCTCATCGTTTAAAGCCGCGCCTGTTCCTAGCGTTATTGTGTCCCCACCACTAGCTGTAAAGTCCGAGCTATCCAGATGCACACCGTTTAGATAAACGTCTACGTCATTGCCGCTAATCGCCAGTATAGCGCCAGTGCTGTCTGCGCCAGTAAACGCAGTCTGACTTGCTGTAGCCACATACTTGAATAATTGCATGGCGTAACTGGTTGGCTGATCTACGGCGCGACCAAAGTAGCGCACAGTAATGATGTCACCGTTTGCAGGGGCTGCGGAGAAGGTAAGTGTGTTCGCCTGCGCTGTATAAGCTGCGCTGACCCCCGGTTCCTGAACCACGTTTCCTATAGTCACGACAATAGCTTCACCGCTCACAACAGCCTGAGACAGAGTGAAGGCAGTGGCGCTCCCTGTCCCAGTAAACCTCTGGAATGTTATGTCACCTACGTTTGGGTCTATACCAATATATGCCATGTTGTTTTTCTCTTAAACTGGGTATCTGATAATTACAATTCCAGAGCCGCCATCGCCACCATTTGAAGTTTGGTCAGAACCGCCCCCACCGCCTCCGGTGTTAGCAGTACCATCCTGACCGAATCCGTTTCCTGCGGTGTTAGAGCCGCCGTTACCTCCACCGCCAGTGCCTCCGTTACCGGGACTAGCCGCGCCTTCGTTAGCCCCGCCTCCGCCACCAGCGTAATAACCAGAATCGCCAGTTGAAGTGGCTGTTGCCCATGTAGAATACTGAAGACCTACTCCACCATCTCCACCCGTGTTGGTGCCATTAGCTGCTCCCGCTGCTCCAGCACCGCCGCCACCAGCACCGTCCCACGATCCTGCACTATTCCCGCTGCCTCCGGCGTTTCCTTGACCTTTAGTACCCGCACCACCAATATTCACGTTGCCGCCAGTTGAAACCATCCCGCCGCCGCCAGAGCCGCCACTAATAGCTGCTGATACAGCATAGCTACCACTCACTACTTTGGATGCTCCACCGCCACCAATTGCACGTTGGCTTAATGCAAAGGAGTCACCTCCGCTTCCTGCTTGGTCGCCATAACCACTTGCACCCGTACCGCCTGTACCAACAATAATCGAATATGTCCCTGCTGTAACAGGCGCTACTCCAGTTAATAATCCTCCAGCGCCGCCACCGCCGCCGCCGTCAATTCCACCTGCGCCGCCACCAGCAACCATTAAATATTCAACTGTCCCATCCGCAGTAACCGTAAATGTACCAGAAGATGTAAAAGTGTGATACTTGTACCCACCAGATGTAACCGTTGTGCCTCCACTTGCTGCAACAGCAGAAAGGGCTTCTGGTTGTTGTATTTTAGATATAGGCATCTAATTACTCCGGTAAACTAGCTAATGCTTCTTCGTGTCGCTTTGCTGCTGTCTTAACCCATCCTCGTGTAAATGCGTCAGCCACGATAAGTTCACGAGTAGCTGGTATCTGCACTCCCTCGTCTAGCGCACGGTTAGTGTAGATAGATACGATTTCATCGTTGGCAATCCTTGCACGTTCCGTCACTGCATTCTCAGCCCAATCAGACGGAGACAACGCAGCGTATTCTAGTCCTTTGAACTGAGTATCTGTCAGTTCGATTTGTATTGTTTGTGCCATTGTTTTTACTCCGTTGAATTAACTTATTAAATGTCCACAGAAACTACCGTATGGACCGTTATATGTGGTAAGTTGACCAGTGCTATAAACTGTTACATAATCATTTGCCGACAAAGCTATAATGGTACTGGCATTTACCGATATGTAACTACCATTTCCAGATTCTAGGGTATCTGCATAGGTCGTTAACGAACTGCCGTTGACTGCAAAAAGGAGTCGGGTATAGTTAGAACCACTAGATAAAGAAAGATGTGACAGTGTAAAAAGATAGTTACCCGCTACGGGCGCAGTAAAGCGTCCAGTGCTTGTACTATAATTACCACCTACGTCCAGAGCTTTAGTTGCCCAAATAAGGACAGCGTTTGTACTGGTTGGTGGGGCATTGTATACTCTAAAGACTGGCTGACTAGGCATCGTGACACGACCAGTGCTGTCGATACGCAAACGTTCTGCGCCAGAAGTTCTTACAAGTAGACTGTTATCGCTGTGGTTATAAGAAAAACCACCTACATATGGAGCAGTCCCACTCGTCCCATCAGAAAAATATAAGTTAGTTCTTTGGTCTGAACCTGTACTTGCAATCGTTACGCCAGTATGCCCAGAGGATGCAATAACTAAATTGTCAGCCTCACCATCGTATGATGCTGGCGTAGCAGTACCAATGCCAACCAGATTATTAGTGCTGTCAACTTTAAGAGTGGTAGTGTCAACGGTTAAATCACCACTAAACGTACCAGTGGTAGCAGCAAGAGGCTGACCAGAAGGATGCTCTAGTCGTGTTGTTGGCTCTGCCAATCCTCGGTATACAACGTACACATTGTTCGTCCCAGAGGCTGGGGCTGCATCAAATGTTAGTGTGGTTCCTGTGGCAGTGTAGGACTTTCCAGACCCCGGCTCTTGAGGCACGTTATTCACAAACACGTTCAGGTCTTCAGCCACATTAACCGGGCGGTTCAACGTAAAGGCTGTAGTAGACCCGTTCCCACTAAAATACTGGCTAGTGGGAGTTGCTAATTTCTGTGATGGTGGTGGCCCAATGTATGCCATTCTCTAAGTATCCTGTTCTTCCAATGCGGTAATTCGGGCTTCAAGTGCTTCAATCTTTTCAACCGCCTCAATCAATGCCTTTGTGAGCAGTGGCACTATCTTGGACTGATCTATGCCTTGCGGGATTATTTTTCCATCATCATCAACTGCGTCTTTTTCGCCAGTAATGGATTCTGGTACAGCCCCACATTCGTGGGCTAGGAAACCATCTACAAAAACAGCGTCATCACCGTCAGCAATCCACTTAAACCTAGCTGGCTTTAGCTGCTTAAGGCGGCTCGTTGCGTCCCAATCATATTCTACTGCAGTTTTTAGACGATAGTCAGAAGATGTGATGTAAGAAGTAGCTGAACCGTTGACATATACACCACCGATTTGACCATTAGGATTACTGAAAACAACAGCATATTGAGCACCTGTTGTAGAAGCACCAAAATTTGCTCCAAATCGGGAACCATTGTTAAATGACGTTAGTGCTGCGGGTGCGCCAATTGAATTGTAAGTTGAATCAGTAGTGCCAATCATCAGATTGCCGCTGCTATCAATACGCATACGTTCTGCGCTGTTGGTGCCAAAAATTATATTAGCGTTTTCACGGTTATAAAGATACCCGTTGCCAGAGTTGTCACATATCAAATCAACACCATCGCTAGCACTATTGCCAGTGCCAGTAGTTGAAAGTTTTAAATAAGTGGTTTGTGCTACTGGACTGTGTATATTTACATTCGTACCCGTCGACGCAGCAGCGACTGCGCTAGTCCCAATACCCACGTTGCCGCTGCTGTCTATACGCATTGCTTCAGTCAACGAACCTCCGGCTGGACGACTATGAAACTGAATATCTGTGCCGACATTATCGGTCACAGCACCAAAACGAATAAGTCCAACCGTGCTTGTATCACTGTTGTAAGCATTAAAATCAGCGCGGTTTCCACTGGTCATTGAGCCGGATGTCTGCAAAGCAAATCCCGGTGCAGAGGCTTTAACGTGCAAAGGCACCGCTGGCGCAGTACCAATGCCCACATTTTCTGAACTGTCTATCGTAATAGCAGTAGCATCAGAATTGTCATCAATTCCAGTGTTTAGTTGATTTCTACCAATAGTGCTAAGTGCCATTATGTAATCTCCAGCACACTCAGAACTGCATCACAACAGTTAGCCTGTGACCCATAAACTTTTAATACGTCAGTAGCATTCATAACAATTTTTTGAGGCCCACCAACCGCCACCAGAGACGATCCAACAGGTACAATTGCATCTTTAACTACATGAGTAATGGTGCTTCCACCATCCAGTAGCTCGACTGTAACCGTAATTGAAACTGTCAATATGTTAGCAATGTTAAGGCCGATGATTGTCGTCTCTGTAGAACTTGGGCAAGTATACAAGGTAGCTTTGCTTGATGACGTATCAATGTTTTGCGCCGTGAATGTTTTAAATGCGTTTGCCATTTTCCTATCCTAACGCTATTGCAAATGCCAGCGAGTTATCTGTAAAGTTAACAGGAGTGCCAGTTGCATCGTTAAATATCATCTTTTCTGCTGGCAACGTACAGAATATTGTTCTAGTGCCAGACGACCAACTAACAGCGCTATCTGAGTTACTGGACTGCAATATAGTGGTACGAGCAAGAGTCGTCCCAGACAAAGTAAAAGTCCCAATTCCTGTCTCAAAGTCAGTGCCGTCAGTGCAAGTGTAATAGGTTGTATTACCATCACCCACTTGGCTAAAAGGCTCAAAACCAGTCAAAGCACCAGCTAACGTATATGTACCAGTGCCTGTGGTTGTGGTCGTCTCTTTGACGCGATCTTTAAGTACAAGAGGCATTACTTCAACTCTATTGACAGGTTCCCTGCGTTAATACGGAATATATCTCCAACCGCTATTGTCTTACTTGCGTCCA